TTTTAAGCATATAAGCATTTGCGATTGATACGTTGTGATTTTTGAGAACCTCAGCACTATGTTCCAGATCGCGATAGTCTCCCTGTGCTCTAGACGAAACATTATGGATCATAAACTGACCAGTTGGAGTCATCATCACCTTTTTGCCGGACATCGCAACGACACTGGCTGCGCTAGCTGCTAAACCAACAATTCTTGTTGTAACGTTTGCGACATGACCTTTAAGAGCTGTGTATATCTCAGATCCGGCATACACATCGCCGCCGCCAGAGTTTATTTCAACTTCTAGGTCTTCGCCATTAGCATCAGTTATTTGTTGCGACACATCTTTTGGACTTGTAGCATCAATTCCAAACCAGTCATAAATCCATTTGACATCGCTTGATACAATTGGTCCTTTAATTTGTACTTTAGCCATGTTTAGTTATTCCCTCCCTCCGTTTTATCTTGGACTATCTTTACTGGCTGAGGTTGCACAAGTCCATCCTGTTTCATGAGATCGTTTTCCCGCTGCAATTGTGCAATATTACGGTCAAAATCACCACCAGTAAGCTCGATGGTCTCTCTTTCGCGGGTACTAAAGCCATTCTCAACTCGCATTTTAGCAGCCTGAACCTCTCTAACAGGGTCAAGTTGACCTTGAGATGGCCCATACCACTCTGATCGGCTCCATGCCCTTGCCACTAAGGGGTCATTAAAATACCCGGGGGCTTTAATTCTCCCTCGGGCAATAGCTTCACTAAGCCATATTTGGTATACCGGCTGACAAAAATCGCTGGCAAACCAAGTCCTTCGCATTTTAAAGGCTTTCCAAGCTTCCAAAAGAGCCGCTCTTGAAGCTGAATAGCTTGCCGTAAAACTTTTCAAAAGCAACTCATATGGAATTTCTAACGCAGCCCCAATGTGGCGAGATAATGCGGTCACAAAAGCATCAAAATTACCTGATGGACGAGTCGGATCTCCAAACTGTACATCATAACCAGGCGGCAAAGAGTTTATTGTGCCCGCGCCCAGCTCTAGTGAGTTAGGATCGAGGTCAATCTTTTCTTCTTTTGGGATTGCCTCGGCCACTGAAAAATCTGATGAAGATGTTTCTCCCTCTTTGATGAACACTGTGAAAAATCCTGTGATAATCGCTGCTGTCAATTCGGCTTCGGTGTATCGGCTAATCTGTTTAATGCTCTCAAGCACCGGTGCTAGGTATGGGACACCGCGATATTGTTCACATCGTTCCGTATCCATGATTTGCAGAATATTTTGCTGACCGGTTAGCGCACCGAACGCCTCAATTCGATCCCATTTCAACATCTCTCCGTAGATATTTGCAGGGTCGTAAGGATATCCATTAGAAACCCAGTAAGCAACAATTGCGCCATTTGGGTCTATTTCTACGCCATTAATAATACGGTTGCCATTGTCTAGGTTTTTACCCATAACGCTGGTTACAAATGTGTAACGAATAACTCCGCCAGATACTTCATAAGGCGTGCTTACTCTATCGCCTTCAAAGGGGTGAATTCTTAATGAGTAAGGAAAATAAGGCTGCGGCTTATCTTGCTTGATAGCCACCCAACCATCACCATTAAGAAGCGTTGATATTAGCATGATGCTTTGCATTTCATAGAAATTATTAACTTTTGTTGCATCACAATGCTTGCTATCAGCCCAAACATCAAATTCCCGTTCGGTCTGCTTTTCCCACTCGTCTGCCTGCTCCTGAGTTAATCCAAGAAACTCGTGATCGATGCGTGATTTTAAGCGAAGCCCCGCACCAACCACATTGGTCCTAACTGTAACAATTGGTGAACGGCCTAATGCCCCTGACATAAAAAGATCCCTAGACCTATTTCTCAAGGTACTAAGGTTCATATCGATGTCGGCCTGAGGCGAAGACGACCAAGGGGTCCAACCCTTCATAGATTTTTTACGGACAGATCCTCCGGATTCAGAATATCCGGTGTTAAGTATCTTGAGTGTTTGTCTTGCAGCATAGCGACGAAGACCTTTTTCGGGGCTAAAATAAGAAACTGCCTTGTCAATTACATTAATTTGTCTCACCTCCTTAACGTGGATCAAGTTTATATATCCCTAAGAACTACTCTTTTCACGCGAGACGAGGTATTTCCGCTCTGTTGGGCTTCAAGCCGTTGAACTTGCCCCTCTAACGAGTTGATTGCTGCACGAATTGCGGCTAAATCTGCCCGACGCATTAATTTTGTTCCTATGCGATACTCTTGGCCTGTTAAAACTGCCAGTTCGGCTTGGTAGTATGCGTTAAGACGATCTTTAGCAAGTTGAAGGCGGTCTGTAGACATGTTTATCACCTAATTTCGTATATTAAACCCCTTTTTTGATGCATCCGTAGTGTTTTTTAGGCTGTTTTTGGGCTTCTGGTGCCTCATTTTGGTCATTTTTAGCCTCATTTTGGACCCCTTTTAGGCGTTTTTCCAATAAATCATAGTCAGGTTTTAGCAATCTCAAGGCCGCCAAACCATATACACGAAGGTCCAAGGGCTCATTTCTTTTGTCTTTTGCAACGTTTACCCAAGTAGTTACCGGCCTTCCACGCTCCATTCTGGCCTTCTGCTTCTCGGAAATGAGTCCTTTGAAGTACATTTGGTCATATCCTCGCTCCTCTTGGAGAGGGAAATGACAGTATTTCGGACCGGGTTGCTTAATTTTAATGCGTTGCATCAAGGTTGTTTTTCCGCTATCTACTCCAAGCATGATTAATGGGAGATTATATTTATTATTTCGACTAATTTTATAGACCAAAGGTAGACCCGATCCTCCCTGCCCTTTAATTGGGAATACTCTCTGCTGTAATCTTGACCTGCAATATTTATAAACCTCATCAGTAAAGTGTCCGCCAGAGTCTATGAACGTGCAGGAAACTACTAAACCAGAACCATCGGCGAAATGCCACGTTCTAGACAGCTTATCATCAAGTTGTTTCCAGGTTTCTGCGTCATCCGGTTTCCCCCAAATAATACCTTTTTCAATGCCCCATGATTCTTCTTCCCTACCCCAGCCTTGAACCTCATATTCTAAACGATCATCTTGCGTATCGACGGACATCGTAAGAACTAATACGCCTTCAGGCAATTCTGCAGAATATTCCTCTCTCCGTTCAAGGAACACCGACTCATCCTCGATCTCGCCACGTTCTTCCCAAGATTCTCCCAAGACGGTATTAACGAAAACCTTAAATTTTTCGGGATCGTTTTTTGATTCAAGGAATTCTTGGATAATTAACTGCCAAGCTGCTCCTGGAAAGGGAGAAATAAAAGCGTTAAATCTAAAACTACGAACTTTATTTTTTATAGCCGCTGGATTGTCGGCAATCCATTGAGCAGGTTGCCTCTTCATGACATGCTCATCAACTTCAGCTAAACATGATGGGCAGCGCCATTTAACTTCTTGGACTACATAGATAACCTTTTTATTCTGTTCGTGCTTTTCATACTTGAACTGGATATCTCGAAAGATAATAAAGTGATAATCACCACAACATGGACATTTAGCACAGTATTTTTCTTGTGTACCAAGTTCATATTCTTCTTCAATTTTCGAAGATCCCTTTATTGTTGGAGTTGAAACATACACCTTTTTGCGATTCCAAAAGGTTATCGTTCTTTTCTCGGCTAATGCGATCGGACTACCCTCATCACCAGCACTATCTGGATAACGATCAATTTCATCACAAAGCAGAACCCGGATTGGCCTACTTGCTAATCCTGATGGGCTATTTGCCCCACCAATGGCAAGAAACCCACCAGGGAAAACTTTCATGAGGATTGTATTATTAAGATCCCGAGTCTTGCTGTCCGCCACCTTCGCCGCCAAAACATCAGTATCCGCAATCATCGGAGTAATGCGACGCTTGGAATAGTCTTGAGCTGTCTCAATAGTCGGCTGAACCATTAAGATCGGCCCTGGGTCAATATCAATGAAATACCCGATGATATTATTGATAATTTCACTTTTTCCAGCCTGACTGCAGGCCATGGCTACTATTTTTTCAACCATAGGATCGGTTACAGCATCCATAATTTCACGCTGATATGGTGCTCTGTCTGTACGCCATTTCCCTGGTTCCGCAGCATTCTCGGCAGATAGTTTGCGGTATTGATCGGCCCACTCACTAACCGTTAACTTCGGAGGAGGAGACACCGATTTCAGTACTTTCTGAAATAACCTCGCCGTCTTCTTCCTCAATATTCTCACCTCCGGCAAATAGGGCTGAATCATACTCACTAAGTTCTGCCAGAGCATCTCTCATTTCTTTATCCAATAACGCTTGGGCTTCGGCTATGTTATTTATACCTAATAACTGAGGAGCGAGTTTTCCTGGGATGCCAAGTATTCGATTACGAAAAGTTACCAGCATATTAGTCAGAGCGAATTCTACATCACTTGCATCATGAAGTTGATTCTTTTGCTTGGCTAATTTTAATTCACTCATTTCTCTTTTCACTTTTTCGTGCAAGGCTTTTTCTTCCCAATATTGCGCAGTGGCCTCATCTTCATCTTCGGAAGCCTGACCAACTCGAAGATACTCAACGTATTTTTTAAAATTGAGTAATAATAAAAAACGTCCTGGGGCTTGTTTTTCCAGAACGTTTTCTTTTGCAAGTTGATTTACACGTTGACGAGTAAAACCTAAAACACTAGCTAATACGTCAGTGTTAACCACTATATCATTAGTATCTTTCTTTACATTTATTGCCATTTAATTTTACTCCTTGGAAAGAAAATGTCAGATAAAAAATTTTTACACCTAAATCTTTTTCGGGATTCAGCTGATCCGCATGCGTTAAGACTCGCCGGAAGAACCTAATTTTTTCGCAACATCACTAAAAAAATAAATTTACTTTTCATTACTCATGTCTCTTGAACATCTCACTGATTGATTCAATCAATGCTAGTGCTATGAAGAAGGTCATCCATGGATGTTCGATCGCCCAAAATGTCATGGTTAACTTGCTCACTACGACCCACCCCGCTTTGTTTGTAGATTGTCACCGGTTTCAATCTTTCCGCTCTCTATGCATTCAGGGCATAACATTCTAT